CTTGCTCTGCAGAATCCGAAATTCATGGTAATCAACCTTATACTCAGGATGATCAGCCTGGAACAGCTCGCGAATCGGTTCTTCTGCTTTATTCCCATAGATCACACAAGGCTTGTCCGATATATCTTCTGGTACTGCCTTACCAATCTTTTCTTCATACAACTCAACATTGCTTTTATATGGATTTCTGCCAATGGTCACGCTCGCATCACTGCCGCCGATCCCGTTCATTCTGCCTTTCAGCCACTGCTGTTCATTTTCAAAATCATGAATTGTAAAAATATCGCTCATAGCAATTACTCCATTACAGCTCGAAGAATCTGTTCGCAAGCTTCTCCAAGCTCATCAACAAAATTATTTATTTTTTTTGCATAAATTAACTCGTCCGTCGGGAATGGATCTGAACCATCCAAATGTTTAGCGATTTTGTCATAAATACGTGCAGCTACTGTGTTATACATATCCACAACTTCTGGTGTTGCATCTTTTGGAAGTGCTTCAAATGATGCGATTCCTATGTATACCTGCAGATCGGATAATGTTAATTCATATTTCTTTTCGTTACGCATTTGTTTTTTCTCCTTTTTCTGTTATAATTGAATTGGTTTTTTATCTGAGTGCCCGAAGCTTGCCGGCTTATACGGGTGCTCTTTTTTAATTTCTTGCAATGTCCTCACCCCCTTCACCTGATTGCATAAAAGTTGATCACACACGCTCCTAATACCGTGATCAGTATCAGCTCTATCGCAATAGTTAATCTCCAACGCCACAGTCTTAAATTTTCACATTCATCTTCCAGGCGCTTGATCTGCAGCTTCGCCACCAGTGGTGTTTCCGGTTTTAAGTTCATACTGCTTGTCCACTCCTTTCTACCGCCTAAGCGGTTTTCTCAATAGTGTAGGTGATTTCCACCTTTTCCTGTTCTTCCAGAAGAGATATCAACACCTCAATGATTTTTTCCATATCCGGTTTCATACTCGCCACCTGCTTTCTATCTCCTTGGTTATGTTTATGCATCACTGTTTGTACTTGTTGCTGAAAACAGATGGAATAAAAGGCACTATATAGTACTTCTATTCTTTATCTTATTCTTATTCTTTATCTTATTCTGTTGCGTGACCGTCACGTGACATCACGTTCCTGTCATTTTTCGAGTGGTTCTCAATAATATTCTGCAATCGCTTTGACTCCCATATAACCTGATCGGAAAGCAATTGCGGGTCTGGATCTCTTTCAGCAAGAAGATTTCCCTTCATATCCCAGTACTGAGTTACCACACGTACTGGGTCTTTTTCTATTCCAAGACCTCTATTTGCTTTTACTTCGATCACACTGATTACCCTTACACTTTTAGGACCATCCGCTCTAACCATTCCATCACTCTCCTTTCTCTGAACCTGAATCATCTGTTGCAAATAAGTAATCATCACGCAGCCTGTTCAATCACCGGAACATATCCGTGCTTTTTCAGTTCCTCATATAAGAAAAGTCTGCCTTTCTGTGTCCATTCTGTCTGCATCGTAACATCTGCTCTGCCATCAGTTCTTGTAATATCAATGGTCCGGCTATGCACATATCCACCATTCTGATATTTTGAGTACAGCACCCACTGCCCGCCGACCTTATACTGAATCTTCAATTCCTTAAGAATCTTGTTCAGTTTTCTCCCGCTCATTCCATAGTCTTTGGCAATCTGTGTAATAGTTACCAGAGACTTTGACTGTAGAATCATATCCACATAATTGGCTTTAGGTTGCAGTTCTGTGATGATCTGCTGTTGTTCAACTACCTGCTCACCAAGGAATTTACATCTGCCTTTCAAAGACTCGATCGAACGGTTCGCCATCTTTAAGGCTCTTGCCATGATCTGCTCCGGTGTGTTCCAGGCTTTCTCAAGGTCAATGAAATACTGACGGATCTGCTTTCCTTCCGGCGATCTCTGGATCATACAGATCTGTTTTGCCATATCTACGGAAACATTAAATTCTTTTGATGGTCTACCACCTGTACTTTCTTCCATTTTTGGAAAAAAGTCTCTTCCTTCCTCAAAGCCATATTCGCACATACGCTTAAACCATGTCGTGAAATTACTCTCGATGTTCAGCTGTTCATGCAAATCTCTTGCCGATACCGTTGGCTGTTCTGCTTCATAATTAATTTTTAATAATTCGTTCATTTTAATTACCTTCTTTCTCTGTCCCCGCAGTTACCTCCGGTTTATCCATTAAGTCTCTGGCTTTTAGAACCTCTGCATTGCTTTTCATCAGCAGCAAACTTTCTTTGTCCATATGCTTCATGTTTCCAACCACCTCAGTGATCAACTTCTTCTGTTCTTCACTCATGTTTTCCACTTCCTTCCTGACCTGCCATCATCAGACACCGGGCGGTCACTCCCGGTGTGACGGTCATTTCTGACCGTTTCGGCTATTTGCTTTTAACCTTGTTTGATTTCTGTGCTATAGTCGTTCAGGCGATTACTTAATTATATGAATAAGCATAGCTATAAAATTTATCACCAAAGCGATTACCGATAAAGCCTCCGCCTGAAGGCTTAGCTTGTGTGCTTCTTTATTCATTTTTTTAGCTTCTTCAATTTTCTTCATCGTTTCCTTATATTCTTTTGAATCCATATCATCATCTCCTCTTGTAATAATTTCCTATTTCTCCTATACTTTCCTTACAGGCACTGCCATGCCGAGTACGAAAGAAAGGAAATTGCTCATGCACTTGGATTTAACAATTACTGTCTCTGCTATTCTTGGTATTTCGGCTGTTATTTCTCCGATTGCTACTGCAATCATAAATAATCGTTACTTGTTAAAACTCAAAAAGCTCGAATACGAACACCAAGATAAAAAAGAATCCTTTTTCTACAAACGTGGTGTCTATGAAGATTACCTGCGTTATACTGGTAAATGCATAGCATTCTCAACCCGGGAAAATCTTCAAGAATATGGGAAAATATATTCTCTTGCATTAATTTATTTTCCAGAAGAGCTTGTTGATGATCTTAAAGCATTGAATGATGCGATACATAACAGCCGGTGGGACGTATCAAGTTCTCTTTTAAACGAATTAGCACCTAAGATTCGTAATAAATTACAAAACATGTAATTGCAATACACACAAATACAACCCAGATAGGATATATATTGTCTTCGGGTTGTATTTTTCTCATAACCCAAATTCCCACTATTCCTACCATCCACATGATTAACATACATATAAGAGCATACATCCTTATCACTCCTTTCGTTTGTGTTGATGAACTCATTTTAACTCAATATTTTGTGTAAGTCAACACATTTCATAAATGTTTTTTATTTGCTTTTTGTGTTGACATACTCATTTTATTGATGTATAGTGGATTTATATTAAGGAAGGAGGCGAAAAACTTGGAGGTTTATGAACGAATAAAAGAATTAAGAAAAGAACATTTAAAATTATCTCAAGCCGCTTTTGGAGAAAGGTTAGGGGTAAATCGTGATGTTATAAATAATATTGAAAACAACCGACTTTCTAAGCCAGAACAAAAATTATCTTTAATGAAATTGATTTGTAAAGAGTTTCAAGTAAATGAAGATTGGCTTTTAAATGGAAACGGTGAAATGTTTGAAGAACTTCCCGAAGATGATGAAAAGGCTGCGTTTGTATCCAGCCTGTTGGATGCTGACAATGATCCTTTTTATAATATAATCCAAGAGATCATGAGGACATTCGATGAATTATCTCCGAAATCTCAAGAAGTCATCCGGGAATTCAGTGCGAAACTCGTGGAGAATTTGCAAAAAGAAAAGGAAAGCTAATGCTTTCCCGTTCTCTCTAAATGCTTTTTAATGATGGTGTAGAGCTGACGCAAGAATTTTTCATCTTCGTCCGGTATCCTCTGCACCCACTCAATAACAAAGTCTTTAGATACCTTCTTCATATGTACGCACCTCCGCTCTTGTGCAGCAGAACAGTTGTTCGAAATTCCTTTACATAAAATATACACCATGTAAATGATGAAATCAATATTTTCCGAACATTTGTTCTCAATGTGTATATTTACATTATATACCAACACTTTACTGAAATGAAGCGGAACGGAGCAATCGTACACTATAGTGTACACTTTTTCAATCATCGACAGAGAACAAATCAGTGATTGGAATTTTTAAGCCTTTTGATATTTTGTACAATGTTCGTATAGTCGGGTTGCTATCCTCTCTCATTGTTTTCTCGATAGTAGACGGAGGAACACCAGTAAGTACAGTAAGTACGGACACCTGCCGAACAGATAATTCATGTTCAAACATTATTTTAGCAAGAAGAATTTTCATGCTGTTATTATGTTTAATTTACACTTTATTACGCTGGCAATTTTAGGCAATTAAATTTTAATATAATAACGATTCATCCAGTATCTCTAACCATAAATATGCAGCCCTCTTGATACGAAAGTATTTGTATGGCGGAGATGCTGATTGGATAAATAAACTCTGGAAAATACGAAACGAAACATTTTGAAACAAATAACACGAAAGGAAAAACATATGAAAAAGAAAATTGTAGCAATGATGATTGCTGGAACTATGGCACTTTCATTATCAGCTTGTGGTGGTGGATCTTCTTCCTCTGATGATAAATCATCTAAATCAACAGAGCAGACAACAAAAGAAAGCAAGGATGATTCTTCATCGGATGAATCTACTGCAAAAGACAATACTACAAAAGAAACCGCAACAAAAGATTTACCTGATGGAGATTATCAG